CGGAGTTGCGCGATAAGCTGGCAGACGTGATGGGCGCTGCCCCGTATTCAAGCATTTACAGGGCGCTTTACGAATACCACAAAGCCATCCTCGCACTGATGGAGGACACGGACGATGCCTCTTGATGAAGCACCCAGACAACACGGCGAAAACGGATGGAGATGGTGGACCCCCGGACAGCCCGAACATGGCTTACAGGGTTTTTGCACCCGCGAAGATCGTGACGCCTTTAGTGCAGGCGGCAACGGGCCATTCCGTCGCGTTGCCATGCCCGGTGGCCGCACCCTTCCACAAATGCCCAGAACAAAGGACACCCCCAATGACTGACGCGGTGGCAATACACAATCAAAAGATGGGTCTGGTGATCCATAAAGAGTACATGGGCGAGTACACTATACACGCCCAACGCCTGACGGGAAAACTCAGCGCTAACGCGGTATTTATACAGGTACGCAGCAAAAACAATGTCAAGATGATTGAATTTGCGATGACGCTTGAACAGCTTTACACTCGCAGTATACTTGATGAAGTACGTAGCAGAACAGCAGGGATGACAGTATGATTGTGCTTTTGGGAGACAGCAATATTGAGTTTGATGGACACGGCTGGGATGCGGCGTTTAGGCGCTTGCAAACAACGTATCCGCTAGTGTCTATACCGGGCGGTACTTCTAGCGACGTTCTGGCTGTACTCAAGAATGAGCGGACATGGTATCAATTTATCCGACACCTTATGGACCCTGACGCGCCTACGGTGGTAAAGACAAACAGCACTTGGCATTTTATCATCAACACGGGCATTAACGACATGATCCAGAAGGAAGGATATTTTCGTTACGTCAAAAACCATATCGACATGCTGCGCCATATTAAAAAGCAGCGCGGGTTGGTGTGTTCGCGGGCTAACGTGTACTTCATGCCCTCACACTACACCGGGCATTGGAAACTTGAGTTGCGTCGTAGGATGCTGCAAGCGGCTTGCTGGTTCGTTGACGCAGAATTTATCGACCTAAAGAAGCGCGATCAATACACTGTGTATAATAGCCCAGAAGACCCTTGGCATTTGTTCAAAATGTCATACGAAATTATAGCCCAAGACATACAAGAAAAGGATTTGACATAGTTATGTGGGACCAGCAAGCGAACGAGAGTAGGGCAAAGCCTGTAGTTATTCGTGACGTAGAGTACCCATCACAAGCAGCGGCAGCGCGGGCTATGGGGGTAACGCCTCAGGCAATCCGCTGGGCGCAGAAATATGGGTCTCTTGATCGCATCGGTACGGTGACCCGGTATCGTGTAGGTGATTACCCCAAGTTAGGGGATAACAATGGAGAGCAGAGATATGCACTGGATTAAATTGACATTTGCGAATGACGCTGGTATAGTATGGGTAAACTTGGCTGAGTGCGGTATGATCCAACCTGACCCACAAGGTAACGGATGCCACATCTTTACGAAGCGCACAGGGCCAGTACACGTGCGCCAGTCTATTGAGCAAGTACTTAACGCCAAAGCCTATGGAGCATGATAAAATGATGGAAACTGATACAGAACGCAGAGCAAGCGCCGCAGGGTACATGCGCGAACATCGGGCTGCATGGCGATCTGCAGGGTTTAAGCCTAGTCAGATGATGCTGCATGAGGCAGACCGCAAGAAGGTTACTGCATACATGGAGCTTGTCAAGTACGAGCGCCTTCTTACCCTAGTCAAGGGGAAAGACGAGGAAGCCGTTGACCTAGCGGCGACGCGCAACACGCCTAAGCTACCGCCATATGACATAGTAGAGGATTTCCGCGCGAAGCTAGAAAACGTAGACAACGACGCAGCGCGATCTGCTAACCAGTTGTTCGGAGCAGTGCGGCATTACAGCAAGCTATACAGGGAGCACAAAGCAGCGTCAAACCTAGACGAGTTTGATGACGAAAAAGCAGCGCTAGCTGTCGTGTACGGTAACCTAGCTAGCGCGGCGTTTAAGCTAGCTAAGGCAACCGTTGAGAGCGCACTAGAGGAACTAAAGAAAGGTAAAGACGATGCCGGGTAAGGCACCGCAAATCGGTAACAACGCTATGGGAGACTGGGTACTGCGCCAGCGCCAGTTATCGCCAGCGCAGGTTGTTGCAGAAGAACAGCGCATAGCTTTTAGTACAAATGTTATGTCAAACTACCTAGTACCGTTTGACAATCCAGATACTGTAACGCCGTGTGTAAGTTGTGGCGCGTTGGTCACAATTAAGTTTGCAGTCTGCCCGTTTTGCGACAAGGAAACTAAATATGTACAACGTTATAACTCAGCATATAGTGCTGGAAATCCCGAAGAACGGCAGCAGGACACTAGTACAGGCCACTACCCTAACTTGGGGGAAGAAAAGCATGAAATGCATGGGTCACGCTACGTTGAAGCAGTTGTTAGAAGACCGGATACCGGCGCAGGTACGGAAGGAGAAACAACCGAAACCGCCGTATCAGGTAGTGGCGGTGATAAGAAACCCGATGACCCGCCTAGAGAGCATGATTAACGAGTACATGAACATAAAGGGCGCTAGCTTGAATGACGCAATGAAGGCGGCGGCTGAGCAATCGCATATCATCTTTAAGCCGCAATGGCACTTCATAGACACTGACGGTGGCGTTGACTGTGAGTTACATATGTTTTCTATGGAGCGCATACACAACGCTGTGAAGTTTATAACAAGTGACAAGATTACGGCAGCGCCTAGAAAGAATGATGGTCGGGGGAGGCGCAAGGTAGCGTTCCCGCACATAAAAGAGCATAATATGTGTTCCGAAGTGCTGTCACTGTATGAGCCTGACTTCTACATCTACGAAAATCTTACCCTAAGAGAGAGGAAATGACTAATGCTTGAAGTAATCAAAGAGTTGATACCGCTATTGGATGGCGCTAAAACTGGTGCTATCTGGTTGATAGCAGCTTACTTGGGCTTGCTAGTGCTGCAAATATTTGCCTACGCAACTTGTTTTGCGTTTCTAGTATGGGCTGCTAAAGAGGTTATCACATATGGTATCCGTATGGGTACTAGTGACGCAGTAAACCGTAACATTCATCATGTACGTTTTGAGTATGATGGGCGCAAAGCTGAGTTGATGGTTACTAATGACGTGTTAGCGCAACTTATGACCGAGATTGTGGCTCCAAACAGGCTTTACATTGACAACAGCGATATTGTTGAGGCTACAGCCACCTTGAGAAAGGCGAAGCAAAAATGAGATTTATGGTAGAACGAGACGAGCTAAAGTCTTGGGCTTACCTAGTAACTGACTTGCAGGCTGGCGAAGACCTAGCCCGGTTCAAGCAGGCACAGGACGCCCATGATTATGCTGCGTGGATGAACGCGCAAGTACTTACCCTAAATGCGGGTAAAGCTCAAACCGGGGGAACCCATGCGAAAGCTGATGAACATACAGATTGAAGACAGCGACAGAATGGCTAGTGAGGGCGACCTGCCTAACTATAGCCTAGCTGGCACTGGTAAAACACTGTCAACGCTGGAAGCGTTCAAGAAGGCTGGCCATAAACGTGGTCTAGTACTCTGCCCCCCAATTGCTGTGGCTATGTGGGAAGAAGAAATTAAGAGTTGGTTAGGCGCTGACGTGCAAGTACTCAAGAATGGTGGTACAACTATACGCAAAGCCGCAGACTTTGTTGTGTGCGCCTTCGATACTGCTAAAGGCACACAGCGCCCATACATTTATAAAGCCTTTGACGAGGGCGCTATGATCCTTGACGAGGCTCACTATTTACGTAGATACGACAGCAAGCGCACCTGTGCTGTATTCGGCAATAGGACCGATGGTGCAGGCGGATTTAGCGAGAAATTTGACCAAGTGTGGTCGCTTACTGGTAACCCGATCTACAGGCACCATGACGATTTGTGGAGCCAGCTAGCGCCCCTGTTCCCTGACGTGTTAGATCAGTACGGCTGTTTAGAGTATGAAGACTTTGTGCGTAACTTTTGCGTCGCCAAGCTGAAAAAACATCATCCTAATATGGAGCCTAGACTTACTATTATTCGGTCGCAGAATGAGCCTATCATCAACAAGATTTTGTACAAGGACATTCGCGCAATCCGTAGGTTGGAAGCGCCTGATTTGCCTGAGTTGGTCACTAGCAGGTTGTTCCCCGCAATGGGGGTAATACCTAGCGAGTATGCTAAGCTGGTAAATAAAATGTCTGAGGGAGATTTGTTAAAAGCGCTGGTAAGTACTGACAAAGATGACGAATACATGATGCAACAAGTATGGCAAGCTGTAGCGCTGGCCAAGGTAAAAAGCGGTAGCGAGTACATAGCAGAGTGTGTAAGGACAGCGCCTGTACTGGTGGGGGTCTGGAACAGCAGTGTGGGTGAAGCTTACTTGGACGCGCTAAACAAGATGGGCGTAACGGCCAAACGAGTGTACGGCGCTACCCCACAATCAGAGCGTGAGGCTATCAGGGATGCCTTTAACAATGGCGACATTGACTGCATCATTGGCCAGATGCAAGCTATGGGGGTTAGTTGGAACCTACAAAAAGCAAGTAACCGGGTAGTGATTGCGCAAGACCACTTTAGCCCGTCAGTGATTGAGCAGTTTTATAAGCGCGTGTACCGTACAGGGCAAAAGAACAAAACGTACTTGGACTTCTTTACGTCTAAACATCCGCTGGACATGGCTATCGAAAAGATACGCAGACAGCGGCAACGCTCTCAAGAAAAGTCTCTTGGGTAATCCCCTAAACGAGGGGAAACAGCAAAAGAAAGGCAATACTATGGGTATCGAAGACTACAACGACAGCCACACGTTTAAGAAAAACCATAGCGACGAACACATGAAGAACATGGACGAGCTTATTGAACGACACATCACTGCGCTATTCGAAGAGGCGAACGTTAGAAATATTTGCGGAGAGTGTATTATTAAAAGCTTGATGGTATCTATTATGGGAACCGCGCTAGTAAATTTCGGACTTAAAGATGGTGTGCAGACTATGGAAACTGCTGCTAAGCTAAGCACTTTGGACTTTATGACGGGCCGCAAGCTGTCAAAAGTTATTCGCGTTAACGAACAAAAGAAACATTAAAAAAGTGCTTGACAACAGTTATAGAGTATGCTATAACTGGTAGTAAGAAAAGGGTCACTTCATGCACGAACGTATAAAGCTTATTGCCCCCATTGTGGACCATGTTATGCAGACTTCTGCACCTGATACATGGCCTACATATGATGGCAAGATGCTTGATCGTACGCGCTATGTTACGTCGTCAGAAGCTGGATTTTGTATTCGCCGCATATGGTTCAGCAAGAACATTACCCTACCTGAGGGTAAAGTTAAGTGGGGATTTTTTGAGCGCGGACATAGCCACGAAGCGTGGTTAGTAAGTAAGTTGCATCAAGCAGACTGTGAGTTAAAGTTTAAGTTTGTGGGTGACGAGCAAGTTTCGTTTTACGCCGGGTATCAAAGCGGTACGCCAGACGGTGTTGCTTACAACTACGAAACTAATGAGACAATACTGCTTGAGTTTAAGAGCATTGACCCTAGAACAAAAGTTAGCGCTCTCCCTAAAAAAGAGCACGTGCTACAGACTATACAGAATATGGACTTAGTAGAAGAGTGCTTAGACATAGTGTTCGACTATGCAGTAATAGCCTACTTTGATGCTAGTGACTATTCTATGGTTTACGAGTTTATGATTGACCGTAGTAACCCTAAGGTAGGGGACGTTATGGTTGCCTTAGAAGCCCGCGCCGAGAGGGTAATGAAAGCTACTTCGGCAGATGAGTTAGAAGCTGAGGGTATGTATAACGGTGGATGTAAATACTGCCCATTCACAAGCCAGTGTTCAGCTTCCGTAACAGCGACAAAACAGGAGAAACAGAATTATGACCGCATCGGCAAAACAAGCAACGCAGTCTTTGGATAATATCAAGCCGCTCATTAAGCGCTTGTTGGACCTTCGCCAAGACAAGAAAGACATTGAAGCTGAGATTAAAGAGCTTGACGCAGAAGTGCGCCCGGTGATTGCTCAGCGCGGTAAGATGCAGATTGACAACTACATCTTTGAGTGTAAAGAGCAGGCTGGCCGCAAGTCTATTGACAAGGTAGCGCTGGCTGCGTTCCTTGAGCAACACGGCAAGAGCGTCGAAGACTTTGAAAAGCAGGGCGCACCGTTCACAACGCTCAATGTCACAGAAGCCGCGAAGGTGCTGTAATGGCCACCAAAGACCCGGTTAACGCTATATCGTACTGTTGTCGGTGTGTTTGAGAAATCCCCTCACTGAGGGGTAGCGCTGTCGCCTCATTTCCACCACGTCTTAGTCACACGGTGGGGTTCTGTCCCGAACTCACCGAGGCGGCAGCGCGCAAAACAAAAGAGGTCACAATGGGAGTGGACAACCCGAACCGCGAGAACAAGCGCTACCTTCCAGAGCAGCGCCCAACACGGGACTATAGCGATAGCCCGCTACATAGAGGAAAGCCACGTATGGCAACGGAAAAAGATAGCCTTACCAAGAGCGTCGGTCAATGGAAAGTCGGCGCGGACTTTAATCCTAGCGGCGCGTCGTCTGTCAACGCTATCAAGACAGTATGCGCGGACGCCATCGACACGATTAATCGCTTTGTAGATGACAAGCTTGGGTACGGACAGCCCGGCGATGCTTCTTGCGCTGTCGAGTACTTTAAAGAAGTTGAGCGTCTGCGTAGCCAAGCGGTCGATCAGATTGAAATGGCTGCTATGCTAGCGGTCAAGGCGGTCACGAAATCCCCTCGCTGAGGGGAAGGTATTAGCAGGGTTCCTTGTCCCCCAAGACTTGCCCCTGCTGATAGCGACCTAACGGGCGGCTGTCGCTCAAGAAAATAGCCGCCCACTACCCATATGAGGAATGACAAATGGGAAATGAAGTAGCAAAGCCGTTTGGCAACAGCGCGGTTCTCAAAGACCGCGAGACTATGGCCCGTCGCGCAGCCGAAAGCGCTCAGACAGGCGCACGTGGCGGCGCACCCGATGGTTCAGATTATATGAACTTTTCTGGTAAGCGCGGCATATACACCATTGGCCAAAGCAAACGCCGCGTTGAAAATGACGAAATGTGGTTGCTCAATATTGCGTCGCTTGAAGACGGTTGGGTGTGCTGGAAGGGCGGCAAGCCTGCAAGCACCCGAATGTCAAACATCTTTACTGGCGTCCCTATCCAAGCACCTGACCCTGAGGAAGGCGGACCGTTCGACCACGGACGCGGTGAGGGCTGGTTTCAGGCGAAAGCATGGGTAGCTAAGTCCCTTGATAACGACGAACAAGGATATTTCAAGATCAACAGCGTTAGCGGAGTTGGCGAAATGGCCGACATGATCGAAGAAATTTCTCGTCGCTTGGCTGTTGGTGAGCCGTGCTGGCCTGTGTTCTTCTACGACATGGAAGAATTTGAGGCACAAGGCTACAAAAATTTTAAGCCCGTGTTTAAGGTGCATGGTTGGATTGATGATGAACAGCTTGAAGTGTTGGCAAAAGACGATGACGCCGACATTGACGAGTTGATTGAAATGGCTGCTGTCGCGGCTATGGGCAACAAGCCCAAGGTTGCAGACAAGAGCGACAAGAAAGAGGCGAAGTCGGAAGAAGCCACCACTGACGACGAGCCTCAAGCTCGGAGCCGCCGCCGCAGGCGCGCATCCTGAGCCACTTAGTAGCCGGTTAACGCCGGTGGCTGAGTGAGGGGCGCGGCTAGGTTCTGACCCGCCTACGCCGCGCCCCGCTTTCTTAAACACCCTAACTGAGGGGAACCTCTATGAACACTGATAAAATAGCCACAAAAATTAACGCCCATATCTCGCAGGTCGTTGAGCACGTCAAGCTACTTCCAGAAAGCAGAGAGCGGTCTGTAGCGCAGACGCACCTTGATACGGCGATGCTTTGGCTGCGCGTTGCAGTAGAGGAAGCGCGTGGTGCTGAACGCCTTGAGACCAAGTGTTGCGAAGAGTACGAAGAAGAACCAGTGAAAAGGGATCGTGACCCTTGGCTGCAATATAGCCAAGCCGAAGTGCATGATCTTATCACGAAGGCCGTTATCAATGAGCGCAACCGGATTGCTGAGCAAATTAGACACAACGCTTATGAGCAAGAAGCCTGCGACGAGGGCTTTTAATCCATGCCAGCTTCATATGCCAATGCGGAAGCGCTGCTAAAGAAAAGTAACGCCCAATACCGTCTCATTGGTATGGACGAAGCAAAAGAGTTGCTGGAAGGTATGGACGAGTTTGCGCTGGACTTTGAAACGACAGCTCTTCATCCTAGAGACGGTCAGATACGCATTACTTCGATCTGTAATGACGAGCACCATTTTATCATTGACCATTTCATTTCCGGCCCGTTCCAGCAACTCTTACCCTCACTGAGGGGAAAGCGTATGTGGGTCTACAACGCCAAGTTTGAAAGCCGGTGGTGTGACTACTACTGTGACACTTGGTCGTATGACGATCTTCTAGAAATCTGTGACATAGACTTTCTTGCGAAGGCTAATATTGGCGGGCATCCTAGCAGCTTGGCGAAGATGGTGGCGCGTGATCTAGATGCGCTGTTGAGTAAAGAAGAACAGAATAGCGATTGGGGTAGGCAAGTATTAACACAAAGCCAGATGGACTATGCCGCGTTCGATAGCTATGTGACGTGGGAAGTTTTCAAGTATTGGGACGAAAGGCTTAGCGATGAACAATTTGATGCCGCACTATTCGTGTTCAACAGCGCTGTCAGGGGGACCGTGGAGTGCGAAGACACCGGACTATATCTTCACTCTGAGCACCACGAAAATACAGTGGCGCTATGGGAAACCAAAAGAGATACCTTTGAGCGTTATCTCCGTAGATATACCGACGAAGGGACAATCAAAAACCTTCGTAGTGATATGCAAATCGGGAACTTTCTTGAGACGCAACTCGACAAGGCTGCCATTGCTGCATGGCCAAGGACAGCTAAGAAAAAGCAGATGCAATTCGAGGGTAAATACCTTCGGTCGGTTTCGCGGCACTTTTCTTATCCGTTTTCCCGCTGGCTTGCGGCACTCGCGGGCTACAAGTATTACAACAAGTACCTTTCCACTTACGGGGATAACCTTCTCACAACAGCAGCCATTGCAGGGAAAATCCATTCGCGCTTTAATATCGCGCAAGCGGCGACCGGGCGCTATTCGTCGTCGTCGCACAACTTGCAAAACATTCCGAGGAAGCCGGTAGTACGCAAGGCGTTCCATTCCCCTAATCCGGGGGAACTTCTAATGTGCCTTGCTGACTACAAAGGCATCGAAATCAGGGTTCTTGCGGAGATTAGCGATGACGTACAACTGCGACATGACGCCATATACTCGGATGTACACGCTGCGTCTGCCGCTGCTATCTTTGGCTATGAGGTGGACTACGTTACCGAAGTCCTACAATCGGAAGGACAGGGACGATTTGCTAACATCTATCCAGTCATTAAAGAACAGCGTACTAAGGCAAAAGGGTTCACTTTTCAGCTACTCTATGGGGCTGGGCCAGCGGCGCTTAGTGACGTTCTACGCTGTTCGTTTGACGAAGCGGTAGAAGCCGTTAACGCCTGGGCAACGCGCTACCCTAACGCCTACAATTATCGCAACATTCAGTACGACGCGATGATAAACAACAATGGTTACTTGCCAGTCTGGGATGGGCGCACAATCAAGGTCTTCAAGGATGACCAGACTATCCCGGTTGCGGCTAACTATGGCGTACAAGGCGCTGCCGCATCTGTCATGTATCGTTGTGTCTATAGGGTTCACAGAAACTTCTTTGAAGCGGACATTCCTGCGTGGTGCGCTGCTACGGTCCACGACGAAATGCTGAGCTACGCAGAAACCGACTATGCTCAGGAAGCTATGGACTTGCAGATTAGGGGCATGATTGAGGCTTGGACAGATATATTCCCAGAAACCAACACCGACAACATGGTGGATTATGCGATAGGTGAAACATGGGCAGCGAAGCCGTAATACATCAATACCTGCAAAAGGCAATGGAAGAAGAGCATGAGCAACTACGACGAACAATAAGTTACCCTTACGTAGGGGAAGCTTTAGGCGGTCCAGCGCACGGACAGCTAATATTTTCACACAGCCCTATGTACCGTGTGCCGGTTATTAGCGAGCTAGACCTTGCAAGCGTAGCTAAGTCTAACGAAATTGTCAGTGGGGGCGTTAAATACGTTACTTACCATTACGCAACTGGTATTTTTGTTGTAGAAGGGTGGGATGGTCTTGTAGAAGACTTAGAGGCAACCATAGAGGATGTGGCTGATGATGAAGCCTAAGGTCTATAAAGGGTCTGGTCAGACGCTGCGTAACCGAGAGTACAGAAGCCACAATGACTATGACAAATTGTCCATAGAAGACTTGTGCAAGCCTCTTTCTGGAAAGATAACGCCTAAGTCCAAGAGCTACTTTATAGGAGGGAGAGAGCATGAGCAAGAAACTTCTGTTCAAAATGAGCCTAGGGATCAAGGCAATCAGTAAGGGGCGTCCTAGAGCGGCGAAAGGTGGACACTTCTATACTCCGCCGCGTACTCGTGAGTATGAGCGCCAAGTCAGGGAAGCTGCAGAAGTTATGATGCTGCGCCCACCTGCAGAGTGTCCGGTACATCTTATTATCCACATAGAAGTAACGCCACCGACAAGTTGGCCTAAGTGGAAAAAAGAAATGGCGCAGTACATTTCCCCTAAGAAAGGGGATTTAGATAACAAGGTGAAGGCAATCAGTGATGCTCTAAATGGTATAGCGTTTGTGGATGATGTGCAAATTAATTGGTTGGAAGCGCAGATGCAATATGGGTCAGATAATCGCGTCTTCGTTGAATTGTATCAGAACGGCATGACGGAAGCGGAAGCTAAGGGACGGTGGCATGAACAGAATAACAAAGGCAGCGCTAGAGTGGGCGGCTGACGGGATACCTGTCTTTCCGTGTGCGCCCAACAAGCAGCCTATGACAGAGAACGGCTTTTACGACGCTAGCACTGATCCTGCGGCGGTGAAGCGTATGTTTGAGCTTGCTGGCGATGCGTGTATGATCGGCGCTAGAATGGGCAAAGAGAGCGGCCTCTTTGCATGTGACTTCGACATATACAAAGATGGTGCTGCTGGTGAAGCGGCACAGCGCTACATGGCTGATCTGATAGCGCAAGGGGTTTTGCCTGATAGCCAGCGTCACCGGACTATGAACGGTGGCTTGCACATTATTTTCGAGAGCGACAAAGACTGGCCCAACTGCAAGCCTTGCGCTGGTGTCGAGATTAAAGGCGAAGGCGGGTACATCATTCTTCCCCCAAGTGAGGGGTATTCTATTGAGGATGACGCAGGGTTTAGGAAAGCCCCAGATGCGTTGATTGACGTATTGGTTAAGGCCAAGCGCACACATACTGACAAGACGGTGGACCAACATGAGCAAGCTATTATTGCTGGAAGAGACTTCCACGACAGTATCACGTCGATGGTGGCAAAACTTTTTAGGCGCGGCTATACAGCAGCGGAAATTTATGACAGGGTTCAGGCGGCACTCCAAGCGTCAGTGGCTAGAAACCCTCACCACCCTAGACATGAACGTTGGTTGGGACTTAGCCAAGACGCCGGGGGGGAAGTCAGTAGAATTATCAACTCCGGGCGCAGCAAGTATGACCAAGCAGCCAAGACCCAAGCAGCAAGAGATAGCGCAGATGACAGCACAATCGAACGACTTAGAAAGGCTGCTGAGGCAGCAGGCTTCGCTCCTTCGCCTTCAAGCTATAGTGAGAGCGAGAACCACGACGAAGATGTACCTGAAATCGACTACAACGGCGAATGGCCGTTTGATGGTGATGGGTACTTCGCAGATGAAAGTCTTGATATATCTAATCAGCATTTCAATCTGTACCCAATTTATGCGTCTAGCGAAAGCGTAGTTATTGCTGCAGACCCGAAAAGCGGTAAGACAGCAATCAGCCTAAAACTGGCGGTAGCGCTTGCCGCTGGGCGTAGCCTAGGACCGTTCAAGGTTACTGAGCCTAAGGGTGTGCTGTATTACGCCCTTGAAGGTACACGCGCCATCAAGTTACGCCTTGAGGCTGAGAAACGGTCACAGGCAGAGGTAGGGACGCCCTTGCCTGATAACATGCCGCTGTTTGTTGTAGAGCGCCCAACTAACTTTATCAACGCCTCTAAAGCGAACGTAAGCAAGGTGGTTGCGGCTAACGAGTGGATGATAAAGAACAAAAGTGTAGCGTTAGGGCTGGTGGTGGTGGACACCTTGACTAAAGCTATGCCGGGATCGGATCAAAACAGTGTGGACGACACGTCAGCGCTATTTGATTTTACTACGCAATTACGAGCACACGGCATCACTGCTACAGTTGTTTACGTCCACCACACCGGCAAAGACGGTAAGACGCGCGGCAGCAGCAACATTGAAGCTGAGGTTGACGTTGTGCTAAAGATGCGGAAACAAGAAGACGGTAGTACGATTATGTATGTCCATATGGCTCGTAGTATTGATGATGACAGACTATACCGCTTTGAGCTTAGCAGCTTCAACTTGGGCGAAACGTCTCAGGGCATTATTCAGACAGCGCCTATAGTTACCCTCAGCGAGGGGAACCCGGAAGTTGAGCAAAGCACAGACGACGCGGTGCGCGCCAACAAAATCGCACCCTTCCTAAAAGCGCTGATGCTGCAAGGTGGAGGTACGTACACATTGAAGCACCTGTACGAGATTTGGAAGGACGCTAACCTATTTGTCAAGCGGCAACGGCGCGCTGCAGTGGTCGAGGTGTTAGACTTGATTTTTGACAGGGAAGCCGCAGTGACCTACAAAGGTCATATTATTAGGGTAGATAAAGACAGTGACGGAACGTATAGCTCCGTCACTGTCAAAGAGCCGGGAGAGGTTTAATCCTCCCCGGCACTGCCCGCAGGCGCGAAGGCTGGCAGACCCCTAAACAGGGTAGGCAAGTTTTTCATCAATTCTTCGTTGACAGCACGAGCGCCTACCAAGGCGTTAGGCTCAAGCGCAGCAGCGAGCGATTTAGCTGTAGCAACGTCACCTACACCACCAGCGTTAAGGCCGGTAGCAGCTTGACGCCGTAAAGCACCAAGACCAAGAGACGACGACACAGGACCGTTAGGAATAAGCGCACCAGCGCCTAGGCCAAGGTCAGCGATCATTCCCATAAGGTCTTTGCGCTTGTTGTAAATATTAGGCGCAGCGTCGTCTACGCCCTTAGTAGCGCTTTGCACAGTGATATACCGCTCAATCTGTTGTTCAAGCGCTTGACGGGTTTCTTTACCAGCAACAGCTTCAACTAGATCAAACTTCTCTGGGTTATTACCAACATAGTTTTCAAGCGCTGTAGGGCTGGACTTTTTATTGATGTTCCTGACAAGCTCAGATTTAACACCCTCTAAGAACGAAGAAAGCTGTGCTGGGCTACGATCTGTAGCTAGCATGAAAGCTTCGTACTTGGCTGTGTTACCGCCCTTGTTGTCTTTGAACGCATCAGCACCAGCCTCGTAAGCGTGACGCAGCAGCACTTCGTCCGAAAATTCTTCGTCAACTTGCTTGATGCCGGGGGCTACTTGATAAAGCCTGTCTTTCAATACTGCGCGCGCCGCAGACACCTTGGGCAACATAGACCGCTTGATAGAAGCGTCTGTCAGCGCACCAGTACCAGCAAATTTTTGCGAGTAAATAGCGTCGTCAAAGCTTTGACGCAACAGCAATAGCTGTCGTGGAGTAAGCTCTGTCAGGCGCTTGTTTCTGCCGTAATTTGTGTAATCGTCTGGAAGCTCAGCCAACAGGCGGTCACGGATATCTCTTTCGGACGTTAGCTTATGGGCATTTGGAAACTGCTTACTGATAGCTTGTCTCAGGTCGCGTACTTTAACGCCCTTGGCTTTGCCACCACCAGCGCGGGTTGCGGCAGCGAAGGCTTCGTCATATCGCGGCTGCAGAGCTTGCCGGGTAGCCTGACCTTGGTTGATAAGGGCTTGCGACGATCTGACATTGGCAGACATAAGGGTTTCTGCCACTGCTCCCCTAAATTGGGGTAAAGATGCCTTACGCGCGTTGACCATAGAAGCAACGAGCTTGTTGACAACCGAGCTTACCTCTAGGTTCTGGTCAGTGCTAAGTGCTCGAATAGTCTTTGGGAACGCATTAGGCGCAAGCGTCGCCAAGCTAGCGTCTTCTGCACCAGTGTTGCGCATCATGCGCGCAATAGCGTCTACGTTAAGCTGCTCTCTGCCGAAAGCAGTTTCCACAAACTCTTCTCCCATTTTTTGTTTAATAACTTCTACTATATTTTCTGCGACTTCTTTCTGTGTGCCTTTACCAACAAGCGGCTTAAACACATTTACGATACCGCCGATCAATTCAGACATAGGTTGGGCCGCACCGCCGCCAAGCGCGCCTAGCATAGCGTCGTACCCTGCTTCGCCCAAATCAGCGCCACTTAGCGTAGAGTAAGCAAAAGTTTCGCCAGCACCGATAGCGCCAGTAAAGCCAGTACGTGCGGCGAGGCTCGTAGTACCTTTACCAAGCATGTAGCGAGCTAGTGCAGGAGTAGCTTCGATGCCCTCTTGCAGACCTCTAGCGAGTACCCTAGGCCCGCCCGTTAGCGCCCCACCAACTTCTCCAATCAAACCAGCTTCTTCGTTCATCAACTCGCCAATTTCTTGGCGTCGTTGATTAAACGTCTTGTCGTCTGTTCCTGCTATACGAGCGCCTATTTCTTCTCCAGCAGCGTTCAGAGTAGGGATAGCGCCCATCATAATCCCTTGAAACGCTCCTGTAGCCCCTTTTTGAAACTCGTTAATTGGTGATCCAGCAGCGCGCGCCTGTTCTGTACGCTCTCTCCAGTTACCAAACGGCACCGCCATCTGAGCACCTTTAGCCAGCCCCTCACGTAGAGTACCTTTGCCTTCCCCTACTTGAGGGGAAAACTCGCCAGTGCGCTCAGCCGCCCGGCGCTGAGCATTGTCAATCGCTTCATCAAGCCGCCCCGTTTCTTGTAGGCGCTTCATCTTTTCCAAAAACTCTTGATCGGCCATATGTCACTCCATTTCCATAATGGATTGTTTGAAGTCTCTGTAGAACACAAAGCGCTTAGATGGGTCAGCGTTCTCAACGTAGATAACTGTGTTATCTGTCAAGTTGCCATTAGCCTCCCACTGCGAAATTGTATCAATAAGCTCTGGGCTAGAGGTATTGATCTTAGGTAGGGCGTCTTTTCCGCGCGCGGCCATTTGTTCTTCAAGCCATGCGTTTTTGGCGTCTGCATCGAACAGCTTTTCTGGGTTATCTTCGTTTTTGATAGCCCAGCGAAGCTCAGCTTGGTTGTATGCCTGTCGCGCTTCGTAGTCTCGTACCATACTCTGAGCCAAGATTGCGCGTTTGATGTTACTGTCCGTAGTAGCAGGAAAGCCCTGCAGAATAAGCGTAACATCCATGTCAGACAGCGCGCCAGCAATATCAGCACTAGCGGAACCGAAGTACCTACCACGATAGCCTTCAAGGATACGGTTAGCAACGTTACGATCTGTGTCAAGAAACAGTCCCTCGGCCTCGTCGCCAAGCAAGTCAGTAGCAAAGCTTTGCATCCGCGTAAGAACGGTACCGCTCCAAGGGCCGTTTTCAGAAGGCGCGCCATTTGCTGCCAAATCCCAAATGTCTTTCATGGCCATAGCCACAGGACGTTGCTTTCTGATAGCCTCAGCGCCCTCTGAAATACCGTCAATCTCGTTATTTAGCGCCCGCTCTTTAGCAGGTGACAAAGAGCCACCAGCCTCAGCAGTACGCATCTTAATTTCGAGAGCCTGCAACTCAGGATTGTCACTGAGGATTTGCAACGATTTGATCTTGTCTGGCGTCCCAAACTGCTCTCTAAGTTGCAGACCCACCTCTTTAGCGCTGTCAAGGTCAGTGATGCTGCTAATAAGGTCTTTGGCAGCAGGATCATCGTACACTTGAGCAAGCCCAGCTTTCATGCGGGCAACGCCTTCTTGTTGACGATCAAACTCGCGCTTTTCAAGCGCCTCGTCGCGCGCCTGAAACGCTACGTCAACGCCAGCAGCCGCAGCAACTTTACCCTCAGTTGGGGTAAGTACGCCAGTGTCAACCAGCGCCTGAGCTTCTCTCTCACGCATTTGTTGATCTGCCATACCTTCGCCAGCAGCCTCTGCTTGCTTAACTAACCCTTCTCCGCGCGCCGAACGTACTTGCTCAGCGGCGTTTGGGTCTTGCTTGGCTAACTCAATCATTTCTTCCGGCACACCAGAGTTACGAGCGATCTGCGCCTCTAGGTCACTAAGAGGCTCAGCCATTTCAGCTACTTCGCCGCCTGCCTCAATCAACGCTTTCTTAGCGTCATCAATGTTGGCTTGCGTAGGGTTACGCAACATGCTGTCAATGTTTTGGCGTACAGCAGGATCACTCATGTAAGGTGCAGCAGAGTTATAAATACCCTCGGCCTGATTGATGCGCATACGGTCTTCCTGTGCCTGACGCTCAGCAGCAGGGTCAGGCATGATTAGCGTCTCCATCATCTGCGCGCCAATGTCCGGCATCTGCGCGCCAACGCGAGCTTGGTCTGCAGTAGCACCAGCTTGCCGCAAGGCAGTTTCTCTAGCTTGAGGGGACATTTGCAAGAACGCATCGACTTCGCTAGGCTTGCGAGTTGACAGAGTTTGGTACGCTTGCGCAGCCGTAGCAAACCCGTCAGGGCCAGACATAGCCATACGAGCTAGCCCTGTCTCTCCCATACCAGCCAAGTTTTGTGCCAACACTTGCGCTTGCTGCGCTTGCTGAGCTTGAAGCCGTTGCTGTTCTTCTTCTTCGCGTGTACGAATATCGCGGCGCTCCCACTCGGCGCGCTGGTTCTGCAGCGTACCGCCAAGAGACACAGCCCCACCACGAGTAGACATTTGGCCCAAGCCCACTGAAAGCGTTTCAAGCATCTGCGCCGCGTGAAGGCGGCGGCGCTCTTTGCGCTCAGCTTCTTCGTCACTATCCCCTTCTTGAGGGGAAGTTGCAACAGCAGCCTTTGCCTCAGCAACAGTCTTAGGCGCATCCTCAGGATCAATACCCATGTCAAGGGCCGTGTCAGCGCTTACGCTACGGGCAACTTGGTCAAATTGGCTGTCGCCCTCGGGCAGCGCTTCTATAGGCATAGGCCGCGCAGGCGGCCCTTCTGGGCGAGTTGGCATAGTGTACGGCAAACCAGCGCCGGGACCGCGTTCGTCGCCTGAACCGGGCAACGTAGGACGTGTGCGCTGGACCTCGGGCGGTGTCATAGGTGTAGGCATCTGAGGCGAAGCCATGTCTTGACGCGGACCCTCGGAGTTCATAGCCCCCTGCATACGCTCAAGCCCCGGAGGCGTCATGTCGATCTGAGGGGCGGGCGATGGTCGAGATAGTCGCGCAAGCTCTTTAAGAATTGCATTTGCATCCTGACCGTCACCGGGCAGATCAAATCGCAATCTGTTTGGATCGTTCATAACCTGTTCGCGCTCTCGGCTGAGAGCTTCCCCTTGCTGAGGGGAATATTGCAGACCGGGCTGTACTCCGTTGGGATTACCGCCAGCGAACATATCATAAAACATTTTGCCGTAATCCCCCCGTTGGGGGATGTGCTGCGATGCAGGGCGGATATACTCTTTAGCAATAGCCATAGCGCCCTGCGCCGGGTCGCCTGTTTCTTCGATAATTTGGCGCGCACGTGCGTAGTTGGCACGTTCTGGGCCTTCCATACTTTCCCATACTTGATACTGAGCTTGCAGCATCAAGTCATTAGCCGTAGCTCCGCGTTCTTTTGCAAACCGATCCAAGCGGCTGGCGCGGCCAGCGTTCCATTGCAAGATGCCACGGCTATCGCTCCCGTCGCTACCATCTTGCGGGTTAAGCGCGCCGGGGTTGGCTCGGCTTTCAGCGTGGACGTTAGCCAAGTTGGCAGCAGCTTCGACGGGAGACATACCAGCAGTACCTGTGTAGTAGTCCCACAGTTGCTTATAATTGTCGTAGTTTTGAAGCCTCTGGTTCATTATTTGCCCCCCAAGTAGGACGAGCCTAGACCAGCGCCAAGACTGAGATAATCCAGCGTACCCGGCTTGTAGGTCTCTGTACGTGTTTGGTTGCCACCAAGCGGATTACCTTGTACGCCAGCAAGGGCAGTACCAAGAGCCGTTTGCGGGTAATTGATGTAAGCGTCGTACTGACCAGTAGCTTGATCCAACAATCCTTGCAGAAAATCGCGTTGCTGTTGCCCTGCCCCTTGTTGCATACCAAGAGCCTGTTGCCCAAACTGCATACCTTGCTGAGCTTGCTGCCCTTGCTGAGCAGCAGCCCCCATAATTTGGCCGATACGCGATTGCCCGAAGCCTGCAGCCGTATTAAAGCCTTGATGGGCCATCTGCCCAGCAGCTTCGTACATGTTGCGATTGTAGCGATCCATAAGCTCGGCTTCCACCAGTCCCTGCCGTGCGCCACCGTAAGCAGAAGACTGAGCCGCCTGCCCGCGTACCATGTTCAAGTCCTGCATCTGCCTGTCACGCAGACGCGACAGCGTATCACCGATGACTTGATCTTGATAGGGGTTCAGGTACTGGTTCATCGTTGCTGGTACTGCAAATGGGCTTGCAGCAAAGTTAGTGTTACCTACGCCTGCGTTGTACTGCCCAGCGGCTGTGTCGAACACGTTTGGCTGTCCGTTAGGATTTGTCGTACTAGTCGCTGATGCGTTGTACCCAGCAGCAGACGATCCCGGCGCACCGTTTGGAAGCGTAGAAGTTTGTGGCGCTGCAGCCTGCGTAGGGCCGAAGAACATCCCATACGGGTTAAATTGCTGGTTCATCATGTGAGCGCCCTCATGCTTTCTGTCCGTTTGGATCGTAGTACGGGTTGCTTACTGGCGTAAAACCAACGACTTGGCCATCTTGACCGTAGATTGGGGACTGCATGAACGGAGTATTATAGCTACTCGGGCCCCATACTTGGTTACCACCAGAATAGCCCCCAGCAGGCATACCCATGCCGCCACCCATACCGCCCATAGGCGACATTGGCCCGTACATACCGGGCATCCCGCCACCCATACCGCCGCCTCTGGTACGCGCAGCAGCGTCTTTGTACCCTGCGATGATCCTTGCACGTTCGTCCTGCACAGATTGTGGCACACTAGCCGCAATCTGTTCATCGTAAGCGTCGCCAGTACCGTAACCTACAATGCCCATCGCGTTAACGCCTGTAGGGTCAGGCATGTAGTCGCGTGTAGCGGCCTGATCTGGTACAGCTAACCCGAACGCCCCAGCAGGTCGGGTCATCGCAGTGTTTTGCGCTGTCATTTCTGCAGGCGACAAAGCTGCCACCGTAATTCCCCTATTTGGGGTATATGGGATCGAAGCACTTTCAAGAGCAGCCGCTAGGGTCTGGGACGCGCCTTCCTGTAGTCTAGGGTCAATCTGGACTGCAGACTGTGTTTCGCCACCTTTTCCGCCGCCGCCGCTCATTGGTCAATCTCCATCTGCAAAAGGGTCATGGTCTTTTTCCATCCTACAGCTTTGCCAGCGCGCTCCCACCCGTCGCGCCCGGTCAGTGTCAGTTTTGCGCAGCCGCGTTCTCTGGCCACTTCTTTGAAAAACGATACTTTTGCAAACATACTTTCCATATTGCCACCAGCAATGAAAAAGTGAAAAGTCTTGTACTGAGGAAACATGTTGATAGTGGTAAGGGTGAAACAGTCACCAAAATCCCAAAGCTCAAGCTTACCGTTCATAACGTCTGCCGCAATGTCATCGAACGAATAAGTATTCTGTGCTACTTTAAGCGCGCGGTTAATTTGCTTCTCCCACTTCATAAGGGTAAGCATCAGGTCGGCAATGCGGCCAGCCAAGTTCCCCTCTTTGCGGGGAACATAGAGACTGTTGTGGGTAGCTTGTACGTTCATTCGTTTAGCCCTATCAAAGTAATCGCAAGTCTGGCAAAAATGTTTTGATAACCTGTTATGTCGTGTGCTGAACCAAACCTTGTGTCGCTGTCGGGAGTGTTGACTACCATTGCGTAAGTCTCGCCGCCTTCTGGCACGGTGACCTGTCCGCGAAACGGCACGACATGGGTTGCTTCGTTAGCGCCGTTAGTTGGGATAATCAATGTACCCATCCTAACAGTTCCTACAGGCGTTGTCAAGTCACTACTTTCAGCCAGATATCCAGCAAAACTTTTCTCGCCGCCAGACACTTTAGTGAGTGACACAAAACCTTCGATGTAGTACTTCCCCCTGCTTAGGGTAAAGTCAGTAGTCCCAGAGTTAAATGTTGCCCAAGGCGCGACTTCTACTTCTGCAGTGTCAAACGGTACCTTAGCCCCGCCTGTTGTGATCGTAGCACCGTCTGTAGTCGCTGCAGTATCGTAACTAATAGCGAATTGCGGGGTGTTTCTAAGGGGTTCCCAAGCGCCTGTCTCAGATACTACAGGGGTGTCGTAGTCTGGGTCAAATAGCAAAATACCATTGACTGCAGCACGCTCCATTACACCTTGGGTGCGGTGCGGTAACAGTACAGGCAACGGATCGTTGTCTTCGCCAGCGCGAGTTTGCGCCAGAAAAAACTCGTAGAGTTCTGTCGCCCACTCATTAAGTGAACGAAACTCTGACGGGCTTGGAGGTAACGCTCTTGCCATTTAATTACCTTCTCGGAGTGTTCATAGGCGCAACGTCAAACCTTGCGCTACCGTGTTCATTATCTGCCCTTGTAAAGTCAATCCTAAAGGCTATCTCTCTACCCATTGCTCTAGTAGGGATCGGGTCTTCTCTTTGATAAGTGTAAGGACCGTACTCATATTCAGTGGCGTTAGGTAACTGCCTACCATACAGTCTATAACTGATGCCGGTGTTCCCCTCTGATGCTGGGTAAATGTAGCGAACAGCCATATTCTGTTCGCCCTGACCAAGTTCAAGAGGCCCACTCTTGACGAACACATCCCCCTCACCTAGGGGAAAAGTGTCGTCAAGCTCATGATTAAAAATCTCACCCGCACTGTTGACCATAATAGGAACAAGCAACACGCCTTTATCTTCACCGGCAGTCCGGTCAATACGTCCCATGTTCCAGCTATTAGAGCGGTAGTCCCAGACCACATAGCTGTCAACTTCTGTCGTCGTAGTACTCAACGACTGATAAAGCCACCAGACTTCGCTATAGTCTGTGTTAGTGAAGCATGTGATCTTGCTAACCTGTTGCGGGTCAAGATCGTCGTACAATGCGTCAATAACGTCACATGGAAGCTGTTGTACTGACCCGTCATAAATCCAGAAGTTACGTTCACCCCACCAGACTGCGAAGCGGTCAGTACGTGCAATAGCCTCAGCCGCCAGCGGCCCACAGTTTTCGCCAGCAAGGTCAATACTGTAGACGTAAGGTGCGTTGATGTATCTACCTACGTGCGCGTCCGTTTCTCCAAGGATAAGAACCTGCCTCAGTACGTTGACGCATCGCAGCAAACGACCAGTGCCGGGCAATACTCGGTCAATAGCTTGGTTATTAATGCGCGGTGTCCAGTCAGTGCGATCCTCAATTTCAGACGATTTTACCCGCCTAGGTTCACCCTCAGCGCCAATAGTGAACACCTGCCGCTGGTCAGTAACGCACAAGTCTTGAATAACGGAAGGCGCGTTTGTCACCGCGCTCAGAGTAAGGGTACTAAGGTCAAGCTCGTACACGCCGCCATTGTTACGAGAACCAGTAAGCAGCACCTCACCGAAGTTATCAAAGTACCAGCGATTAGGCGGAATTGGGTCAGCGCCGACAAGGTTATTAGCAGCGCCGTAAGCACCCACCCCGTAAGGGTTCTGACCATAACCAGCCGTTACCTGCGCGTCTTTTGATGCGTTGCTGGCAGTATATCCGGCGTAAGTAATGTCAGTCACTACACCAGCGTTGTTGAGGTGACACAGCCCAAGGTTTGATCCAAAGACAGCGTTTTGATCTTGGTTGTTATCTCGCCAAGAAAATATGTCCCTCACAGCTTCAAGTGTAGGATCAGCGATAAGGGTGTCAACGTCCCCCGCACCAGCCGGTTTTTGTCGCTTCACCCAACCACCGATAGGGCGAATAGACCCGTCGTGCCAACGCACAAGGTTGCCATCTACCCAACGACCTTTTCTGTCGTAGGGCGTACCGTTCTTAAACATCCCCTCAGGTAGGGTAATTGGGATAAGCGGCATTTAAGGCACTCCGAGTGAATATTATTCTTTAGGCGGCTTAACGGGTTTGTACTTACCTACCTTACCAACGGTAACAGTAGCACGTTGTCTAACGACGCTTTCCCATACGCCTATAGGCGAGTAGTTTAACACGTATAAGTCAAAATCATCGTCTGCGTAAGGCAACGGCATCGACACAAGTACGGCAGGCAAGTCTTTGGATTTGTACTCGACTACCATTTGGTTGTGGTCGTTGTCAACTTCTTTGACTTCGTAATCGTATTCCGGCGTTTCCATCATGTTATAGCCCCGCTTCTTGTTCCTGTGTTGATCCAAGTAATATTCGAGTTGCCTACTACCGCCGCGCCAGCGGCACCACCGACACCGGGACCAGTAGCAAAAGGCACGGGGTTACCGCCAGTATTACCGTTACTGCCCCAGACACCACCAGCGCCGCCAGTACCACCAGCAGACGCGCCAGCAACGTCACCAGTACCGCCAAAGCCACGAGACGCAAACGTACCAGCAGTACCCCTAGGGATACCAGCAACGGAGTTTGTACGACCAGTTTGCCCGCCGCCGCCACCGCCACCGCGAAGGAAAGCAAAACCAAAGTTGTTTGTACCACCACCGGCACCGCCGCCGCCGCCACCGCCGCCGATAGTCCCTTGGTTGTCTATGTCAATCGCGCTGTCGACATCTAGCGCCGTACCGCCCGGTAGGCCCGGCAAACCACTAAGGTTGCTTCTACCGTTGCCACCTGCACCGCCCATACCGATGATAAAACCGTTGTTTATCAGCAACACACCGTTAGGGAACACACCATCAACTTGCAATGCGGGCGTAGTCGTAACATTAGACGATACAACAACGCCTGTATCAATGGTAACAATCAGAGCGTCCCGCTCGTTCCAGCCGTTTGTGGCAGCGTAGTCTCGAAGATTAAGGTTAGTCTGGTCAGTAGCAATCAACAACTCGAAAGTTGCCCCAAGAAACCCTAGACCGACTGTTTTGATCCCCGGAAGTGGCATTAGCTTATGTCCGCGACTAAAGCGACAAGAATTTTAGTGGACGACAACACTTGATAAAACAGTATGTCCTCAGCAGCAGCAGTTGTTGTTAGTTCAACAGCATCGCCGCCAGAAAATACGTAGTTAGCGCCGAACGCCAGTGTGCGAGAGCCTGTAGCGTCCTGCACAACGCGGATATAACCAGACTGTCCCTGCTTGGCGTTTGTCGGATTGTCAAGCGTCCGGTTCCCTGCAAGCGTTACCGTGAAGTTGATACCGCTGTCAAGGTCAAGAGAAATGTTCGCACCGTCAGTCAAGGTGACTTCTGCAGCGGCGCCCCAAACCGTGTCGGTTTCTAGTACCTTGTCGGCAGTGTTATCTCGAAAATTAGCAACGCTAGCAAGGTCTGGGTTTACATTGATCCAACCAGACCCGTCATATCCCTCAAAAAACCCTGTCTCTGAGTTGCGACGAAACATCCCCTCACTTGGGGTAGGTCGCTCGGACGTGTCACCCACAGGAATAGCGAACGCGTCTGTCTTGCTTCCAGCATCAATAGACACGGCAGCAGCGGTTGATTTGCCGAGACTGATAGTGCCTACGCCACTGTCGAGCAGGAACGTACCAGTGTCCGTAAGAGTAACAGCATCGCTAGTAGTCAGCGTGGTGAACGCGCCTGTACTTGGGGTGACTGCACCGATTGGAGTACCATCAACAGACCCACCGTCAATGTCGATACCATCTACCGGAGTAGTGCCATCCAGTAGGTCATCCATGTCAGACCAGTTAGAGTTTAGATACCCGCCCCACAGGTTTGTGTCGCCACCTACCGTAGGAAGAAGAAAGCTGTAACTAGGGGTGTTATCCGCCATTTGTTTTACCCTCAGTTAGGGGACATTCTCTATCCCAAGTAGCGTTAGTTTTGAAGTCGCGGCGCAAGTTCCAAGGTGCGTTAGCAGACCGCCAATCAAGCTCTGCTTGAGTAAACCTACGCGGTTCCTCTACATCGCAGAATAAAGGCGCTTCGTTTACCTCAATCGGTTCCGGTTGGCCGCAACCAGTGAGTAGGAACGTCAGTAAGAGCACCGTCGGGAAGCCTATCAATTTCAGCATCGCTTTTTAAGTCCTTAATTACGTTGTCTAGCCTAGCACCACAAGCGCGCAACTCGATATTCTGGACTTGTGCTTGTTCACGCAAAGAGTTTATCTCATAACGCTGTACAACAATTATACCGATTATCATCGCAACCACCACCGATGCAACAGCTAATCTGGTCATTTGTCACCCTCCGCCCATTTTTTAATGCGTTCACGAAAGACAATGACAAGCGCCACGGCGATGACCGCAAGAGCGGCAACCACAATCACTTGGGCGTTACCATCCAAATTGCTAACTGCCGTAGCGCCAGCCGTTGCTGTTGCAGCACCACCAGCTACCGTGGCCTGTAATGTTTTCGACGCAGCCTTGTTAGTCCTAGGCTGGTGAGCGCGGCGGATAGCGATAACTTCGCGCGCAAGGTACTTAGTTATGTTCACCTGATTATTCTGGTTACCGCCGAGTACTTCAACGTACCCACCAGAGCGACCAGCAAGAAAACCTACATGGCCCTGCCAAGACTGACTACCGCGATTGAAGATCAAAATGTCTCCCGGTTCGGCCATGTCTAGTGACGGTACTTCTTCCCCCCATTTAAGGTAAGATTTGGCCAGTAGGCTTCCAGTGTTACGGATACCAACGCGAGCAAGGACGCTGCCAACAAAAGCAGCGCACCACGGCACTTCATCCTTGCGAATTTCAGGATGCCCGCTGTCTGCGTACATAGCCAACACTTTAGGATTATGGTCTTCACCAGCCCATTCCCAAGTTCCAAGGTGCTTGCGCGCCTCAGCAATAATGAGTTCACCTGCAGACATATCACTTATCCTTTCTATCATGGTAGTAGGCACGGTTACGCCCAACAGATCGCCAACTATTGCGGACGCCAGCCCACACATATGGCGCTATAAGCAAAGCGTTAAGCGCTAAAGACAGCATAAACAGAGCACCACTAACTTCACCACGGATCGTAGTGTCAATAGCGATAAAGAAGCTTTCCCAAAGTCCGTCAGAGTTGTTCATACTTCACCTCAAATACGTCGCTCATGGCCCCATTGTAAGGTTGGTAAATACCGCAATTAATAGGCACTATACGTGGAAAGTATGTGTAGCGACCAGCAGGCAAAAAGATAGGCACTTTGATAGACAAAATAAACGAAGTAAAGTCTTCTGTTACTGGCGCTTGCACAGCGCGGACTGTTTCGCCAGCGATCCGCGCACCTGTGTCTACGTTGATAAACGCATGATCTACGTCCGTAGAACAATCGGCATTACGGCGCAAGTGAAACAGCAGCCGTAAGCTACCTCCCTGAGGTATAGTTTTGCTACTTAATATCATAGCGTGGCCGTTAAATTCTACTAAGTGCGGCCTAGCAAGCGGCATAAGCCTAGCGTTAATTTCAGCAACTTTGGTAGGCAACTCTAAGAAAGGGTCAAGATAGGGCTTGACAACAAACCAAAATCCACTGCCTAGGACACCTAAGACAGCAGAGATAGTCAAAATATCTCTCGCCATCGCCATAAGCTGATAGCGCACGGTTATTTTTCCTTCTTGGCTCAAATCTCTCACTTTCTCTTTCCCCTCAGTTAGGGTATTAGACTTTTCGTCTGGTCTGTGGAACATGGCGATGGGGCTTCATCTTTAATGGTGATCCGCCGTATCTCACTTGACGCTTATCCTCGTCAAGAGTACTGAGCAGAGCGTCTTGCTTTTCGCCCTTCCAAACAGGGATGCGTTCGTCTTCTCTCAAAAACGGAGCGCAGTGCGAAAGCACCGTGTACGTGTACAAATCAAGGTAGTCGTCGGCCAACCAACTAGCATCTTCTGCCGAGAAGTCAGGTACCGCAGTACGGTACGTCAGGTCAAAGCTGCCCGGATTAGCGGCGCTGAACGGCCCCACCAAGTACAGAGTGTTGGCGGAAGCCCCCCTCTGCACGTAGTAGTACGGTTCAATGTACTGGCTCTCAGTACGCGCCCGTAGATCAGCAATATTAGACTTCGTGCTTTGATGAAACTCGCCACCACGGCGCTGCCGGTCAGGCTGCAGGTTAGTCAAAGAAATGACTTGCTGGAAGTCTGCAGGCAAAGCGTAGTCTTCTGTTTCAGGTGCGATAGTAGTAGACACCTCTCGGCGCTGAATGTCGAGCTTTCGGTTAAGCTCGTGGTGTGCCATAAGAATGAGGTTGTCCAAGTTGTTCACTAGGACAGTATCATTATCTTTCCAGAGGAAAGTAGCTAGGTAAGATTTGAAGGCTGCGTAATCCATCAGTTACCTACCCTAAATCTACGATAATCAATATCGTTTTTGATCCGGTTTTTGGCAAACTGAGCGTACTCTTTAGTCCCAATCTTGAGACCAGTTTCTTTAGCCCAATTTGCAGCGGTAACAGGGTCAATCCCCCCAATGAGAGACGCACCGGCGACCTTATCGTTACGCTTGTTAACGCCGATAATTTCGCCGTAGTCTTTCATTGCGTTCATAATAGGTTCTGCGTCCACTGTCTTAGTGACGTGGACGCAGCCGTGCGCATCTACACGATACGTGGTCTTTTCCTTGCTGTAGTACCGTCTACGGCACTCAGCTAGAAGCTCGTTTTCTGCGACGCTTAGAGGCAAACCGAGAGCCAGTTTCTTGCGCACCAACTCCAGCGTCAGCCGAAGCATCCTCGCTTGCTTCTCCTTCGTCAGCGCTTCCAGCCTCGCCAGAGGGCTGAGCGTCGTCGGGTCCACCGTCGAGCGCCGCTTCATCTGTTCCGCTGTCAGGCCCGTCTCCGTTGTCATCATCTGCTGGGTCATCTTTGAACAGGTCTTCCATGTGGACCCTGATGTAGCCTAAGCGATGATAGTGCTGTGCTGTCTCTTTGTTCAGCATTGCTGTATCACCGCGCTTTACGTATTGTCCGCGACTGTCCCTGATTTTCGCGGTACGCACTACTTGAAAGGGTCTAAGGTCAGATTTGGTCATATAGTCCTCACGACTGTCTATGTATGTTGAGGGTTCCCCTCATTGAGGGGAACCCGATTAGTGCTTACGAAATCGCGTTGCTGGTGTCACGGATGACGCCGTGCGCTTTTTCGTTGTCGATTTGCAGGCCGTATTCACACCAGACGAGGGTACGCATGGAGTGACCAGTTTCTGCAAGCGGCTTCTGCTGCACTTCATCAAGGTACGCAATAGCTGCATACTCAGGATCAAGTACAAAGACGTTGTAGCTGTCATCGTTTCCACCGGGGTTGTTGGTCGGCTGGAAGCGGTTGGGCACAATCGTCAATTCGCCAAAGTCACTGTCATAGAAGTCAACAGAGTTGATAATCTGTTTGTCAACAGTGTCTTTGTAGCGGGTCGCGTTCCCAGCAAAAGCTGTGGAAATCCGACGCTTGTTACCAGAGTTGACCATAATGAGCGTCGGGTTACCACCCTCTTCCCAAATGTCTTCAATAATAGCGTTCAGATCAGCTTCGGCAAAAAGCGCAGAGGCACCAGTACCTTCGGAAGCCGCAGTAGCAGCAGCGTCAGGGAAGCCCTCAGTAGTCCCGCTGAGCGTCGGGTCAGCACCAGCAGTTTGAAACAGAGTATTAGTGCTAAGCCATGCAGGCAGACCAGCCGTTTGCCGCGCGTTACCGGACGAACCAGCACTTGCAGCGATGTTGGAAAGCAGCATGACTTCTTTATCACGCTTCATTTCCTTCATCTTGATAACCACCTGCTCCGACAGGCGCTGCACGTTCTGGGCGGCGGCATCAACAGCCTGCGCAGTGTGCGACACTTCGGCCACCTTGTCAGAAATCTGCGTGTAGTTGGAGAAACGCAGGGCAAGCGTCGGTGCGTCGTTACCGGGCGACGCTTCGCCTTCAACGACACGGTTGGTTGCGTCTGTAGCGGCCAACTCCACGACAGGCCACTCAAACAGGGTGCTGGAAGCCGTTTCAGTGCGGATAGCCGACTGGAACGGGGTTTCTTCCGGTGAAATCATCGTGTAAGCCTCTTGGAGGTCTTCACGAATTACGTTGTTGTCGTACGTCTCGGACGTATTTGCATTAACAGCCATTTTTAGCCTCTTGGTTTCATCAGGGTTGCAGCCACGTCTTTTACCTTACCCGTCTTGCGGGCTTGTTCCGTGACCTTTTTCTGCTGTTCAGCTTTCCGCCGGGTTTGAGACTTGATCTTCGTAGCGCCTGAGCGCAGCGTTCGAGGACGTTTGCTTGCTTGACCGTCAAGATTTTTCACTGTTTCTGTCTTTCTCGTGACTTTGCCACGCGCTTCGTGATACTTCATCAGGTCATACATCATAAGATACATTCGATGGTCACTGGCAACTTTAAGCTCGTCAGGGGAAAAGCCGTAGACGTTCACTGCGACGTCCTGCATACCCTTCAATACTTTAGGTGCCTTCTCTTTGTCAGAGATAACCGGCAGCTTTTTTACTAGCTGCTGCGACTGTTGCTTACGATAGTCTTCAATGTCCTTCTGCAGAGCGTCTTGGTTTTGCTTGATAAGTTGGCGAATTGCGTCCTTACCTTGGCTAACACGCTCTTGGTCCGCTTGGTAATCGTCCAGTTGGATTAGATACTTTTGCGGGTCTTGCTGCTTTAGCGCCGGATCAGGTTTTGCGACCGCTGGCTGGAATACAACGTCTTCAAGTCCAGATAGAGCGTTCGTCAAATTCCGGTGGGCTATACTAAACTGCTCAAGAAGCTGCGTGTGGTCCGCTTGTGCTTGCTTACGGGCCTCAGTAGCTTCTTTAAGACGCTTTTCAATAGCGCCTTCTCCTGACAAGGCTTTCTTGGCGTCAGCGATACTCCGCAGGACAGTTTCACCGTCTATCTTAACCTCAATGAGGTCATCATCGTCTACAGCAAGATATCCGTCATCCTGAGGGTCGTCTTCGCTTTCCTCTTCCTCGTCTACTTCGTCGTCTTCGCCTTGAGCTTCGTCGTCATCCTCAAGGTCGTCCTCTGGCGTATAATTAGGATCATCAGAGTAGTCAACTTCGTCGTCAGTCTCGTTTTCCCCTACCTGAGGGGAAGTATCGTCAGTGTCTTCTGCGTCGTCCACAGGGGTCTGGACTGCTTTAACAATATCGCTGTCTGCGATATCAGCGTCATCCGACTGCTGAGGGCTGCGAATAAACTGCGCAATGTCGTGTACTGACTTCTTAGCTTCGGCCATACTGATTTATCCTATGTTCAAGCGCATCTGCTATGTCGTGGCGTCGATTTGCTTCTACCAGTGCGTCAGGTGACGCATTAGGCACGATAAGGTCTTGAATACACTCTTTTTTAATGAGTGTCAAGAACTTTTTAAGGTCGGGGTTCTTAGCTAGGCGTTGACCCGCCAGAGCTAGCTCCGCCTGTTCCTGTTTGGTCAGGTTTATCACGGTTGTTCGCTTCCTGCTTGCTTTCAATCATTGCGTTGAGGCGTTGTTCGCCCATTTCGCGCAGCTTAATCATACGCTCCTGCACAAGCCGATCACGCTCAATATCCAGCTTCTCGACGCTTTCAGTAGCCTTAAACTGCAGATCAAGCTCTTTCTGGCGCGCGTCGCTGGTAATTTCCAGCTTACGGATACTGGCTTTAAGCTGCTCGACCTGCAACAGTGCCTTGCTAGGGTCCATCGGCGGCGGGTTTTGCTGCGCCTGCGCCTGCGCCGCTTTCGCGCGTTCCTGTGCGATTTGCTGCTCCATCTGAGGCGTAACGACTTGGAAATAGCGCCCCGGATCGCGCATACCACCCATTTCTACAATATCCTCCAACGTGTTGTACATCTGGGACAGGTTCGTGAAGGGGTTATCCATACCAAATTGCCCGATGATCTGTTCTTGCTTTTGTAAGATGAAGTTGAGAGTTGCCAGCTTTTCCTGATGGCTAGCGCTACCAAGTCCAACATTAGGCTCAGCCGCCAAGTCAGGATCGAACATAGTAACGTCAATAGGTAAGACAAGACCTTTTGTCCTCACTACTTGTATCCGGTCCATATGGCGGATGGAAAGCCGAAGAAGTTTCTTGAACACTCCGATCAAGCCAGTCTCGACAATGTTGCGCGCCATAAGCTCGACTTGACCTTGGCTAAGTTGAATAGTGTTGAGCACCGCGTCTTTGTCGGTTGATTGCAAAGCGTCAGGATCAAGCCCCGTCGCTGCCTTTGTAATACCAACGCGGTTTTCTGTATCCTTTTCCATGTACTCCATGAACGGAATTAGGTTAGCGCCAGTAAACGGAATGTCGATAATCTGCAGATTGGAAGCACCCCTCGTCTTGATCGGAGCGCCTACTGCGTTGTTCATAACGTCATCAAAGTCTGCACTGTTAGGATCACCCGCAATGCGGGGATTATTTGCCATGTGCGCATTGTCAATAATGGCCCTCAGGATAGAGGTTTCATTATCTTGCATTTCGATGGTCAAATCGGCCAAGCTGCGCCCGATAACCGTGTATGGCATGGGATCAATGGCCACTAGATCAATGCAATAGTCTTCAATTTCGTGGTGAGAAATGTACTTATACCCTGTGCCGCCAAGGTAAAATACGTAGCGTTCTTCACGACCGTCGCCGTCCAGATCGTATTTGCAGTACACCTCAGTAAGCAAAATCTCTTTCTGGGTGATATCTTCGCTGTCGTTTTCGTCCGCGTCCACAGAGTAGCCGCGTCTTGCACGTGATTGCGCACTAGCGTACTTGTTTTCTGGGTCCGTACCGACTAATTCAGTCCAGTTATCATACTCAAGCCCCATGTCAATCGCCTCTGCGACCGTAATAGAGCGGTGATGACCGTGTACACGGGCGTCTTCTAGGCTGGTAGCGTTTCGAGAGACAAAAAACTCATAAATTGGGAAGTCTTCGACGCAAATCTTACCATTTGTCAGGTACTGGCGGCATGTAACCTCGTAAAACTCAACATCCCCTAAGTTAGGGGCATCTACAACGTAATCTTCGACCGTCAATACTTCAACATCCGGCGCAGCTTTGATCTGCTCCACTTCTTCGGCGGTCAGGCCAGTAAACCGATGGAATTTTGGGGTAGGGTTTTCTTCCCAGAAGGTCTTGATCGGCCCCGCCTTCAATTTCAGCGCCTGATCTACTGCGTTACTAAGGATTTTATATCCGCCGCTAGCAGAAAATAGCTGAGAAACGTAGGTACTTTGTTGATGAATAAACCCAGCGTGGCTGATGTGGCTGGGTATATACTCGACAGGCTTCCGTGACTGAAACAAAACCCGCATAATATTAGGCTTAGCAGCCCGAATAATATCACGCACTTCGGTCTTCACAGCATTAGAGCGACCCTCCTCGGTAGGAAGATCGCACCCGCCTGCGTAGTAACGCTCCGCTTTCGCCCAATCTTCTTCAAACTCGCTCCACATGAAGTTGATTGCTTCTTCAACCTCGTATTGAAGCTCGTTTACCGCGTCGTCAAGCGTAATGCCGTAGTCGTTAGCCATAGTGTTACCCGCAGTCAGCGCCTAAGCGGCGTCTAGGAAGTTACTTCATCCACCGCGACACGGCAGGCGCAACGCCAACGACGTTTTTAGACGCTTCTTTTTTACCGTAGCGGGGTCCGGTTTTGTCTTTCATAATGGAACGCCGCATGTAGCTACCGTTACCACCATTTGTAGTAGACTTGTTAGGAACGTTCTCTCGGGTCATCATCTTGCGTTTCATTTCGCTGTCCCTCGTTTCAGACCCATGTTGGTGTAGTGAGACGATCCCGGCGACGTGCCGCTGTTACGGCCCTTAGTCGGACCCTTCCTGTCAGAGGCCATAGCCCCAGACTTCACGTCGCTATGCATAAACGAACTACCGGAACCGCGTTGTTTAAATACTCCGGTTGCATCGGGTTTCTTAACAGGTACTGGATTTTTAGCGCCACGAATACCAGCCATGCTTTACCCTCCTTTAGGGGAAGTCATTTCTTTTTACCGCCTTTGCGGTAGCCACCTTTTTTCTTACAAGCCATAAAACTCTCCAAGGTTAATGCGACAGCCGCGCAGACAGGGAGAAAACCACACGACTGTCGCTGGCTAAATCCACAAGCCAAGCGCATCATGCCAGATTTCTTATTATTTGTCAATAGGCTAATTTAACGGAAACCGGGTGCCCGGTATGATAAGGTATCCACCTTTTTCCAGTTGCTTTTCCAAGCACCAGAAGACACAGCGCCCTCATGGGAAAACGTCAGGACGAACGCATCAGCCAAGTTAGGCGACTTCATACCGCGCCGCTTCATCTGCTCTTTACTCTCAATATCCACTTTACCGCTAGACATAATCCGTTGTTCCACTGACGCCAATTCTTCGATAAACTCTTGCAGCTTGTTCAACTGGCTAGGGATAAACTTGTCATATGCCTCAAACCACTCACGAGCTTTGTACCACACCTCAGCGCGCAGCCTCATGTACCGCTCGTTCATAGAAGCCGCCTCACTAACGTTCACCGCCACCACCGGCAACCCCAACTCTTGCAGACGGTCGTACACCCCAGCGCCAAGGCCGATGCTGTCAACATAAATATTCTCAGGGCGACGATTACTAGGTGTCTGGTCCCACTTTGTCTTGATCCACCCCACCAGCTTCATCAAGTTATCAAATCGCAACTCATGTAACTCCAACACAGCATTTTTGGACCGAACCACAAACCCACTCGGGTCGCCACCACGCCCCGGATCAATCCCCCAAACGAGGGGATAATCCTCAACGTGTACATCGCGGTCAACGGCGCTCTCAATAAACTGGCGCGGGATGACCGCATCCGCCCCGCTCTCGGGAAAGTCACCGAGCACACGAACAGCAAATTCGCGGCTGTCGCGGCCATAAGTACGCTCTTGTGACCGAATGTAATCTTCATCGACCCGCGTACTGTCCATGCAGCTAACCTTGCGGGTCAGCCACAAATCGCTCAACACTGTTTGTGTCTTATAGAAAAACCCGCTCGGCTTTGTAGGGTTACCAATCAGAATAGCAATAGCGCCTTTGGTACTCAACGCGCCCTGACCAGTTTCATATACCACTTCGTCAACGCCGCTGGCTTCGTCAACGATAATCAAGACATGCGACGCGTGGACCCCGGCTAAAGCCTCAGGGTTTTCTTTCCGCGCTGTTCTAAATGAGATAAAGTTATTTTTACCGTTCGGCAAACGTACAATACGGTCGGATATACTATCAATGCTAGAACGCATCCAATCTGGCACCCTAGACAACCATTTTTGGACTTCCGGTATAAGCCCGTCGTTCATCTGCTTGAAGCTAGGAGACGTAACGATCACTTTCACGTCATCGCGGAACAGCAAAAAGTGAATGGCGTTCCAGCTACAGAACGCTGTTTTGCCGACGCCATGCCCAGACCTAATAGACAACTTTGTTTCGCCGTTGTCCAGCGCCTGCAGCATTTCCATCTGCCAATCTTCGATGTGCTCAACGCCCAAGACGTGCTTGACAAAATACACGCGAGACCGAGCACACTTAACAATTACTTCTTCTGCTAGCGCCCTCTGGGCGTCGTTCATATAGCTCAGGTCCATGGATTTACCCTAATTGCGGGGAATGTTATTATTAACGTACACGTGTACATATAACTTGTCAATCTCAAAATTCAGGCTTGACATGATACCTGAAAAGCCTTATATATCAATTGCTTTCCTGCTGTATAAACATGTTAGATAAACTGTGGGGGTTTGACATGTAGCTGAGGCGGGCAGAGGGGGTGCTATACCAGATAGCGCCCCCTCACTTCCCCCAACTGAGGGGACGTTTTCCAAAAAATTATATAAAAATTTTTTCTGTAGGGACGTTACGTCGCTATAAAACACATACTAAATTTTTTACCAGAACGTTTCTTGTCACATACCAAATTTTTCCCCAGAACATTTCTCGTCCCGCTGCGAAAAAATTTTCACAGAACATTTCTCGTCACACAGAGGGTGGTCCAAATAAAACATGGGCCGCGGTACGATTGAAGGGGGGGTCTAGCGCTCAACCGGCTGGCGAGTGGTCGGATAGTTTAACGTTAAACTATTTTGCACCTAAATTAGTTTAACATTAAACTAAATGTAGTTTAACGTTAAACTATTGGCGCGCGACGATGGTTTAACGTTAAACTAAGTGTGCTCACCTGCCATGTTACCCGCAATGCGGGTAAATCGGTGGAGTGTACCGATACTAGGCCACGGTGTACCGATATTGTACCGGAGTTATGCGCCTAATGCATATGCGTCTGAGAGGCTCAGAATTGGCCGCTGAGTGCGGGTTATGGATTTGGCTGGCAAGGGTAGCCGGAACATGCGTTGCCCCTACTCAGCGGCGATTTCTACTATAACATGTAAGAATTGATTTATAACCGTTATGGTTGAACCCGCCAGAGCGGCGCTGCAAGGGGGTCTACAGTGCCGCTAGGTGTTGTCGGCACCCTCACCCCCCCGAGACCCCTTAGGCGCGTTCTCAGGCAGGTCATAGGCGCTCAGGCGGGCAAGCGACGCGGCAACGGCGTCTGATACGTTGCCCGATAGGGTGACTGACATTTCTCGTTTGATGGGCGGGCCATAGGCGCGATTGAGCGCCAACTCAATCAGTTTGGCCTGTTCGCTGGGGCGCAAGCGTTTGAACCCGGAAGACCGCAGCAATTCGTCAAGCCGCTCAGCGGCGGTGTGGCCCGCAGACTGCAGCAAGGCCCAAGTTGCAGGGGGTATCCCGTCTGGCGCATCGGACCGCACTGACGGAGCGTCTGTGTCGCTCTCCGGGGGCGCATCGACACTGGCAATTGTGGGCGGTTGAAATTCCATGTTAACGCTCTCTCTAAAGTTGTCCGCATCCTGATAAGGCGGCTTTCAATTGACGTGTCCCGCCCCCCTAAAGGGGGGGACCGTCAACAGCCTCAGGATGTGCTAAAAAACCCAATAAAATCAAGTACTTATCCAATAACATATAACTATCAAAAGCAACTAAAACCCACCTCAAATAAACTCAATAAAATCAAGCACTTACCACCACAATCCCGATAACTTGTAACTTTTACAAAAAAAGATTGACCTGAATTAAAAATAACATGTAACCGCAGCTAAAAAACCCAATGAAATCAAGTACTTAACAGCCAATCAGGATTAACATGTTTACACGTCTAACATGTTAGGTCACTAACCCATTGATTTTAAACGGTTTTTTATCCCCTAAAATAGGGTAAAAATAACTCATGAAACCTCTTGCAATCCGGTGAAATATGCCTATTTTAAGGGTCAGGGCGCCAGCTATGCCCTACGTTCTTTGACATTGCAAAACATGACTAGGCATAGGGGAAACCCGATAATTGCTGTGATATTGTCATTTGTGGGATTGTCGCGCACTACCGCCTTCCCCCGTTTAGGGGAAGACAGTAGCGCGCGGCAATCCCGCCGCATACGAACGCAAGTAAGTAGGAAAGCACAAATGACAAACACAACTAAAAACCCCGCGATTGACTGGCACAACGAAACGCAATTCATTGACGTTCACCCAAACGCCGATGCGCCTGAGGCGCTGGCGACTATTGTACGCGTTGAATTGCAAGCCGGTCGGACCGTTGCAGACGGTGAAAAGGTGAAGCGCGCTGCATGGCGTGTTCGTGCCTTTCATGAGGGGAACACTTACCCAGATGCAAATGCGCCCCAATGCGCAAATGCTAAGGGTGCTATCAGTGCTGTTATCAAGGCGCTGTTTGGAGGGTCTAAGCATCATGATATTGACGCTGCAGCGGCGCAATTCAAACTGCCCGAATTGGCAGAAGAGGAAAGCGAAGAACCTGCAGTGAAATGGACTGAGCGCGAAGACGTAGACCATTTGCGTCATTTGCAGGAAAGCGCAGATCAAGCCGCGCAAAAGTATCTGAGCGGCGAAGGCGATATGCGGGACGGGTTTTATAACCTGTCGCGCGACGTTGCAGAAGTTGCCGAAACGTTGAGTGCAAAAGAGTTTGGAGAGTGGACGAAAGCAGGCGGCGAAACACTGCGCAAGGTGTTGTCAGGTAAGAACGCGAAAGCGGAATTCCTGAAAATTGGTCGCTTGCCGCGTGATTACTTTGACGCGATGCCCGAAACGTCTAACAGCGCTAAGGCATATGAGCGCAACGTTAACCTTGATAAAGTTGACGTTGCAGAAGCGGTCGCGATTGAGGCATGGGGGAAAAAGAAAAACTCCCCTAAGCCGGGGGAAGTGCTCAAGGCGCTGTCGTCTGAATTGGCGGCGATGTCAGAAGACAAAAAAGCACCCCGCCGCGCAATTTTCGCTCAGCACTGCCAGACGTTCCTTGATAAATGGCTTGACGGTTTCCAGATCAATCCTTTTGAGATTGATGGGGAAAGCGGTCTTTTGGTCCCTGCCAAGGAAAAGGCGGGAGAGCGCAACGGTATGTATATTGCACCTATCCAATTCGGGACCGGCAAGCGCGCACATGAGCTTGTGCAAGCTGTGTGCAAGGCGGTCAACGCGATGACGCCAGAAGCGAAAGCGGAGGCGGAAACAGCGGAAACCGAAAAAGAAGTTGCAGCGGCTGTTAAGCCGCGCACCTTTGCTCAGTACGGTGTGACAGAAGCGGCAATGCACTTGGCGCGCATCCTGTCGGCACATGAGGATTACAATGCAATCCTTGATACGATGGGCGACATGGCAGACCGGGCAGACAAGGCCGGGGAAAACGGCTGGTCTGAGGTGCTAGCAGACGTTGCAAATCAAGTAAGCGCTGAGAAAGCGGAGGCAGAAGAGGCGGAAGCGGAAACAGACGCCGATGACGCGGCCTAAGAGACAGTGAGGGGCAGGCAACTGCCCCTCACAACTGGCAATCCCACTAATGACAATATCACGTCACCACACGCAAAACGACAAAGGGTCAAACATGACATTCACAGGATTTATCAACTATCTGGCGGCGGAAATGCCGCTGGCGCTTGCTTTCGCCTTCTGGGTCACGCTGGCGGGAGTGCTGGTCTACCGCCACGTGTTCAAGGATTGAGCCAATACCGGGCAAGGATACCCCCCTTGCCCGGTATTTTTTTGCTTCGAAAAATTTTTGTGAAAAACATCATGCGTGTTTGGGCGCGCGTATATGCACGAGATCGCGCCTAGTAAGGTGGCCGATTTTAGCTGCAAAAGCGTGAAATTTTCCCCTAAAGCGGGGGAAAAAATAGTTTAAAAAAGTTATTGACATTCATTCTAACATGTTGTAGAGTGTAGATAACGGTTGTTGAAGACCGTGGGTCAGACTTTTGGAGTGGATAACATGAAAGACCGTGTGGAAAAAATCATTGCGTATCAGACGCAGTATTGGGGTAGCAGCCTGTATGAGGCAATCATGGCTGTGGCTGACGTTTGTGATCTGGACAACGAAGAATTGGACGCGCTGGAAATGGATTTGGCGTTTGGTCCTGCGGCGCGGGAAATGGTCTTTGTGCCTTGCTTTCCCCTTCCTGAGGGGAAGTGACCGATGGCTGATATCAACAAAATCCGCGAGAAACTGGCAGCGCTGCTGTCTCGGGCGCGCGATGCTGGGTCAAGTGAGGCTGAGGTTGCCGCTTGTATGCAGCGCGCAGAAAAACTGATGGCCCAATATGGGCTGTCAGAAAGCGATTTGGACGATGTAACCGCGAAAGACTTTCGGGAGTACACTATTAACCCGCCTGAGGGTCGGTCTGCGCATGATCCGATTGTGCGCTATCTTGCCCCAGCGATCGGTAGGCTCACAAGCGTTACTTTTTACATCGACAATACCCGCAATGAGGGGAAGTTGGCACCTATTGTGTCGTTTGGTCTGGAAGCAGACGTAGAGTACGCGCACTGGTTGATTAAGTCTCTGCGTACCTTTATGGACGATCAATGGGTTGACTACAAGCAATGGCAGCTTGGCGCGTGTACACGTAACGAATTGAAAGCAGAGCGTATCGGATTTGTGCGCGGCTTTGTGGACGTTGTTGCTGCGCGCCTCAAAGAAATGACTGCAGACCGGGCAGAGGGTGGTGCGGAGAGTGGCAGCACGTCGCTTGTAGTCAAGAAAAACGATTTGGTAGCGAAAGCGCTGGCAGACCGTGGCATCAATTTGGGGCGCGGTGCGAGCCTGTCAGGAAATGGTCGCGGTAGCGACACAGGCCGACAGGCAGGCGCAGTTGCTGGCAACAGCGCTAACATTGGACGTGGCGTAGGCCAGTCTTCAATCGCAATCGGGGATGGGCGCTAAGCGCCTATCCCCTCAGATAGGGGAAATATCATGGGACTACAAAACGAAAAACCGGGCGCTGGGTCGCTGGATATTGAATACGTAGGGGTATTCAATAAGCTAGCGCGCACCTTTGCCGAGCAAGCCGACAAGCGGTATTCATTTTTCAGCGATTTGATCTATGACGCAAATCTTGTGCTGAAAGAGTTGGAGAGCGTTACGCCTTCGCAAGCTGGGCAGCTTTACTGGTATATCCGGCCTATGGGCACATACATGCGTCATGCTGGTAACGGCATTGACTTTGCCGTACCCTGCAGCGCTGGTTATGTCATACTGCTGGATAAGTTGGAATACGGCACACCTCTTGTAGAGTTGCGGGAGTTGTATGGTCCTTTTAACATGGGGGCGGCTTAGGCCGCTTCCCCTAAGCGGGGGGAAAGCTATGATGAAACTTATCGTATTTGGTTTCGCCGTATATGGCGCTTACATATTCTTTCTGGCATGAGTTTGTCAGATGTGGTGGTGCTACTCATATTCTACGGCGCGTTGTCGCTGATAGGTATGTTTTAGAGCATAGAGAAAGGGTCAAACATGGATAAGCTACAACACGTGTTCAAAGTAGGTAGGGCGGTGGTCTCTGTAAAGACTAACCAAGCTAGGCCGGGGGCGCTGTTTTTGAAAATCAAGGTGGTAACACTTGTGCCGGGACATACTCGCACTAAGAACCAGCGCGGCGAGGCTCAAACTGGTTACGTGTCCGCGTATCATAGGACGTTATATGAAGGCCGCTTGATTGTGATGCCGAGTGCGCTAGAGCGCGCCAGTCTCACTAGGATAGCGACGGATCACCTTGATATACACTACCCTAAGTGGCGTAGGGATCATGACAGACATTCCCGCGCAGCTTGAGCAGGAATTGCAACGCATCGGTGTTTCCCCCAAGCGGGGGGAACATGCACAGGTCACATGGCCGAAACCTGCTAAAAGGGGCGTTGGCGAAAGCTGTCCCATAGCAAACCCGGAGGAAATCTAATGGGTCATAGATTGAATTGCAAGACGGTGCGCGAGTTGTCGCACAAGGTTAACGTTGGGCTTGGCGTCGGTACGCGCGCCGGGTACCCTATCAATTATAGCCGGTCGTGGTATATCGGCGCAGTGGTGCTGGACAATGTGACTGGTAACCTGTGGGAAGTGGGCGTTGTCACTACCACTAGCGGCGGCACCACTAGCCTAACACGCGGCACCTTGCGCGAGTGCTACAACTACCTGCAGGGTATGCACAAAGCAGTTACCCTAAGTAAGGGGATGGCAGATGCCGCATGATGACATAGCAGACAACGCATATCGTGAAGGTATGCAGAAAATGCGGGACATAGCTACCAAGCGGTTGTCTGAGAAGCGGGAGGCGCTAGCGTATTGCTGGCTTGTTGCGAACAATCTTATCCAGCAAGGCGAAGCTTTGCCCCATAGCAAGGTGGTCGAGGGGCTGGAAGGGATACGCAAAAGATGCGACGAGGTGCTACACGATGGGTGAAATAGCAGATGAAATGATCGAAAGGATGATGTTTCCTGATTATGACACGGTAGAACGCAGAGCGTACAGCGCTAGCTTGTCGTCGTATAGCCCGACTACATACGGCAAATGTAAATGCGGTCATAGTATGGAGCCAGCACCGCCTAATTTACAAGATAGGCGCTTTCATGCTGGAGGCAGACCGTTTGTTGTAGATTACTATTGTAGAAAGTGCAAGTATGTGCATGTCACATACGAGAGCGGTACTAAAGTAGCTTGGCCTATGAGTAGGCTCAAACCGGTAGGCGAAGCTTCCCCTAAGTTGGGGTATCAGAAGAAGACAGCAGCAAAACAAATCTTTGGAAAGGGTCAAGACATGACACAGAAAACACTCTATGAAGTTACCGTTGACGGGAAGATTACCTACGGTCACAAGCTGGCAGTCAACAGCAAGGGCCAGTGGGTGCTCGAAGAGAAGGGTACAGGCAACGTCCTTACCGTCGAGAAGGCATACGTGGCCGAGGTTATGCCGTACACCGTCGCTATCAAGTTCTGCGGTGTCGGTAATGATTACAACTTCTTCGCAAAAGAAGGTGACGTTGAAGTTGGCGATATCGTCTATGTCCGAGGTTACAATGATTGGGGCAGAGTGTCGGCTATCGGCACTAAGTCCAAGCGGGCAACCGTATGGCTGAACGGCGCCAAGCTGGCGTCAACCGAAATCATTAACGAAGGGGAGGCAGACTGATGGACTTCCTTGGCGCAACTATAGCCCTTTTGATCTGGGCAGCACTAGCCATTGCGGCGCTTGTCGTCGGGTTCTTTGTGGTCGGGCTGCTGGCGGTCAACCTCGGGATAGTGTAAAACTTACCGCTGGCGGGAATTGTCTCGCCAGCGGTCCAATCAGGGGGCTGATATGGACTATTTCAACTATCTAGTTTCTAACAGGGAGGGTACGTGCATCCGGCAAGAAGGCGTTGATGCTATCTGGCCAGATGATGACAGAGCGCCGCTAACTGTTGACGGTAAAACGCCGTTCAAACTGCCGCCCACTTGCGCTGAAAACGTGCAGACATTCGAAGAACAAGTTGGTTACGACACTCTACTAGCGTTCATAGACGGGGAGCCGTTACCGCCCCCAGCTATACCGTTACCTAGCAGCGCGGTCTTGTTGGTTACAGCGCTAGTGGTAATTTTTATTTTTATACGTAATTACCCTAACAGGGGGGAACAGAAATGACTGATTATCCTGAGCGCATCAATATATCCCCCGTGCATCACCAGAAGCGCGAGGATGATTTCTACCTAGTGGACCGTGAGGCGTTTCCCAACAGAGGCGTTGAATACACCCGCACCGACGTTGCCCTCGCTATGGTAGCGGCGGAAAGGGAGGCGTGTGCCG